GCCCCTATTAAGTTGTCAAGCATGTTATGACCCCTGCGGGGTATAAAAAGTCCCGTCGCGCATCATGGCGAACAGAACGTCGCAGCGTCGTCTCGCCAGGGCGATAAGCGCCTGATTGTGTCGTTTTCCCTGACTCATTTTGCGGGTGTAGTAAGCCCTGGAGAGCGGATCCCTGAGCGCGGCGAAGGCCGACAGGAACAACGCCCGTTTGAGAGCTTTATTACCCCGTCGCGAGGGATGCTCACCGCGTATTGACGAGCCGGATCGCCGAGTTACCGGCGCAAGGCCAGCATAAGCAGCGAGATGTGCGGCAGAGGCGAAGGCGCGGCAGGCGACCTCGGTGAGGAGTCTGGCTGCGGTCCTGACACCGACTCCGGGCATACTGGTCAGGACCGGGTAAAGAGGGTGAGCAAGAACTCGCTGTTCTACCTCAAGCGCCACCTCGTCTCTTTGCTTACGCAGCGTGATGAGCTGGAGTGCCAGACGTGGCAGTACTACGGCAGCGGCATTCGTGCCGGGAACGACGACGGTTTGTTCGGCCAGTGCCTGAGCTATGTCTGCTGCAAGGCGTTTACCCAGACGAGGCGCAAGTTTGCAGAGCTGGGCTGCCAGCTTCTTCTCACCCAGCGAAGCGAGTTTTTCTGGTGAGGGATATCGCTGGAGAAGATCGAGTACCGCCGGGTGCTCAAGTCTCGGACCGAGAACGCGCTCCAGTGCCGGATGTATCTGGGTCAGAAGGCCGCGGATACGGTTGCTGGCCTGCGTTGTCTGTGCGGCAAGATCATCATCGAAGCCGCAGAGCATGGAGAGTTCGGCGATTTGCTCGTCAGCCAGTTTCAGCGTGCGTAGCGCGTGAGGCAGGGTACGGGCAGCTTCGGCAATGATGGCAGCGTCACGAGCATCAGTTTTAGCTTCACCGGCGTGTAAGTCGGCTATGCGGCGCATGGCCAGTCCAGGGAGGTATCCGACAAGGACTCCTTCTGAGCGGGCAACGGCGACAGGTAACGCACCGATGGTAGCTGGCTGATCAACAACCAGCAGTATCTGACCATGTTGTTTCAGGTCAGATATTAGCGACCTGAGTTTGTTTTCGTCGTTGGGTAATGCTTTATCGAACAGGCGTTTACCTGAACGATTAATGGCAACAGCGTGATGCGTATCTTTACCGACATCAACGCCGATAAAGACCTGGACGGATTCGTAATCGCTGGATTCGGTCAT